GAACGCTCTCGCGGGAGAGATCGGCGCCGGGAAACCGGGGTCGACGCCGAAGGCGCAACCGCCCCGGAAACGCTCAGGCACAACGGACCGCGACGGCATACGGACGCTGGAAAGTCGCTCCTCTGCGAGCGCGCCGACAGCATATATTTTGTCCAGTTGAGGACTGCCGTGTTCGTTTTTGGTGGCCGATGCGATTCTGGCTGCGCATGATTGGCAGGTAACGAGGGAATATGCATTGCGATTATCATGGGTCATTTTATTCTCCAGTTGGGTGAAGGCGAGGGGGCAGGGGCAGGGGAATCTAGGCCGATGTGAATCGCAATGTACTACCATCCCATGCACAGTCTGGTATGCGAGCACGGATGTAATCTACAATTTCCGCGTACAGTGGGGCGCGCTTGGTAGCTGCCGTACAATCTCCGAGGAAGATCATGTTATGAAGGCGCGTTACTTTTTCACCAAACGGTTTTTCTGACCTGACGTATGTGACACGCTCCATCACATCATCGGACGGCTCGAAAAGTATGTTGTGATGAAGTAATCCGAAAAAGCCGGTGGTCGGACCAGTGTAATCTGGGCGACCTGGGAATATCGTGTTTTCGTTCATTTTGCTCTCCTGTTCTGGTGGGTGAAGGGACGGGGGGATCAGATATCCGATACGTCGCGCTCATACGTGCCCGAATCACCGGCGAAGCAAACCTTACAGCGGACAATTTGATGGCCGGCGTAATCCTTCAAATCTTCGGTGCGCAATACGCGGACTACTCGCGCATTGCGTTCCTCAAGCTTTAACCGCGTAATAGGGTCTTGGTACACATCAACAAGCTGGCCCTTGATCATCTGCTACTCCTGTGTAGTACCAGCCTACCGGACTGGCGCGGATTCCGAGGCCCCCGCGTGAGCAGGGGCAGGGGAATTGTTACCAGATAACCCGCGATGCTCTGCGGGCTGTCGGCGGGGCTCGCTAGGCGTAGGCGGTCCAGTGGTGTTCCCGATAGATCGGCTTGCCTTCGATCACCGTTACCGGTTTGACGCGATAGGCCCAGCAGTAGGACGCGACCCTAAAGCACGGCTCACCGTTGGCGCCCTGAATCTTGACGCGCATCGGTTGTTTGGGCACTCGCGGATAACGTCCATTTTCGTCCTTGTACTTCTGCCCGGCTTCGCTCGAATCAGCTTCCGTTGACCATGCGCCAGGCATCGGAACGGATTTGCCTTGCAACCACGCCGTATCCTCGGACTGGGAATCAATCTCGCGTACTTCCATCATCTTGGTGCCAATCAGCGCCGTGCATTGGTAATAATCGATGTTCGTCTGATCGTAGCCCCAAGAGGCTACGAAAATATCCCCGACCTTGACATCGTACTGCGCCGCTGCCGCTTCAGTTCTGCATTTTGCGCGATACTCTTGATGCGAGGCGATGCGCGCAAAGAATTCGACAATCTTGCACTCGCGCTGTTCTGCGCTGCGAAAGGAATAGTGGAATTCCGGCTTCCCAGCGCTGCCACGGAAAGCCATTGCCACAAAACGGGCGTGAGTGTCATTGCCGGGGTATTCGAGCAGGTAGCAGGCTCCCGCATCGCTGTTGCGTGGGTCCGGTGTTGCGCCTTTCGGTATCATGATCTGTCGATACTGTGCGCGCTTTTCTGCTGTGTCGAGTCTCATGTCTAATTCTCCCGTTATCCGGTCAGGTCGCGGACCGTGGCGCGTAATTCCGCACTCTGGAGCCCCCTCGGGCTCGGAAGTGGAAACTAGGCCGTGAATCCAGGTGTGAGTGAGTGCAGATAGCGCCGCGTCAAGATGTGCTTGAATTGATCCTCGCCATTCACGGTGCACATGTACATCCATGCGCCGGCGTATAATTCGTCCGTCGGTTCTGTTGTCAGCTTACCGGCAGTGATAGCGGCAGCAAATGCCTGTTCGGGATCGCGGTATTCCATTTTCGTGGTCATGATCCAATCTCCTGTTGGGTGGGTGAGCCCCCGCGTGAGCAGGGGTAGGGGAATCTAGGCTGCGTATTGCGCTCGGATCGCTTCAAGTTCAGCGATGCCTTCAGGTGAATCCATGTGCCGGATAAGTTCCAGAGCCTCGCGAGCACCCTTGTTAAATTGGCGCGAAGTTTGCCAATCTAACGTGCTGTGGAAAATGTCATCGCGCATAGATTCTTCAATGCGCGAAAGCAAAGCGTTGTCGGTAATTCCAGTCGCCTTGCTGATTGACAGCTTGTAGCCTTTCAGTTCCATTTTCGATCTCCTATCAGGTTTTTATGAAGCCCTGAAATCAAAGGGATTGAGACTGGTCATGGTTCGCTCTCCAGTGGTTGATCGGGGTACAACTGAACTATGGATCATGCTTCGCAACATGCCAAGAACTATTTTGGATGTCTTTTTCTCGACAGTGGGTGTTGACAATTCGACAGGGCAGGTTTAGGATTCGCTCATCGCGTCTGGCCGGCGCGGATAGTTTGAGGGAAGCCCCGGGGCCTGCACCCCGGGCGCATCCCGCCTTGCAGGAGGTCGAATGTCGATACCATCCTCCCCGAGTTCACGCGCCCAGGCGCCACGGTCTTCTATCGGCTGCGCGAACAGCCAGCGCACGAGCAAGAAGGCTACCCGGCGCCATAACCCAGCGCGGTCATTCAGGCCCTCGGCCGGAGACCATAAACGCCCTCGATAGTCCGCAAAGCTGCGGCGCGAGGCGGTGCCTCGTGAGGAAGATAAACGGGACCGAGTTAGAAAACCAGCGCCGCAGCGCGGGTAAGGTGTTCCGTTGTCATTCTAGATTCACCCGACCCGAAGGGCATCGCTTCAGGGTTGCGACTCTCCGAGGCCGGAGCGCTGGCCGGGTGCCCAAGGATCGCCGGCCGAACCGTGAGCATCCGTAATCATCCGTGCGCAGATCAACACGGATTACCCTCGGGTTCCATCCGCAAATCGGAAGCCGCGAAGCCTTGAGAGTATGGCCGTAGGTCTTGACTCAGGAGGGGCTTGCTCAGGTGATAGTTCAGGGCTATGCTCACCTTGTCGGAAATTCGACACCACGTTCGACGCGGACTGAATCCATCTTCGACCCATGCCAAGCCTCGACAATTTGAAGCACGAAACAATCGCCCGCCGATTGGCCGCAGGTGACAATCAGACCAAAGCACTGATTGCAGCAGGGTATTCGGCCAAGTCGGCATCACAAACGGCGGTCGGAGTGCTTAAGAAGAACCCTGCCATACGCCAAAGGTGCGAGGAGATACGCGCCGCCACCAGGGCCATGGAAGAGCGTTTCAATGCCTCCCGCGAGGGCAAAAAAGAGATCACCAGGGCCTACGTTCGAGGTACGCTGCAAGAGGTCGCCGAGCGCTGCATGCAACACGATCCGGTGCTCGTGAAAGGGATCCCAACCGGCGAGTATCAGTTCGACGCGGCCGGCGCAACTCGAGCTGTGGAGCTACTCGGGCGCGACCTGGGCATGTTCGTCGAGCGCAAAGAGATCGGTACGCCTGGCGCCTTCGCCTCGATCGAGGAGCGCCGCGAGGCCGAGCGGCTGCTCAAGCTGAAGATGGTCAAGTTGGGCATGGCGAGGCCGATGCGCCTCGTCGGGTCGTCGTCGGCTGCGACTGTTGAGAATTCGACACCTGTT